TGATCGTATTCTTACACTACCTTGTTGGGAGAAAGCAAGTAGTCTAGTTTATGATTTACTTGTAGGACACGAAGTTGGCCACGCATTATTCACACCTGATGAGGAGTGGTGGGTCGATTATCAAATCTCACCAGGTATTGTGAATGTGGTTGAAGATGCTCGTATTGAGAAGTTAATGAAGCGTAAGTATGGTGGACTTGCAAAGTGCTTCTATCGTGGTTACAATGAGTTACACGAAGATGATTTTTTCCAGCTAGAAGATGAGAATATAAATGAGATGACTCTACCTGATCGTATCAATCTTCACTTCAAGTTAGGTAACTTTGTTGATATTGATTTTTCTATCGAAGAGAAGCACTTTATTGCAAGAATCGATCAGTGTGAAACATTTCAAGATGTATTAGAAGTATCAAAAGACTTACATGATTTCTGTAAGGCAAATGATGAGAAGAGAAAGCAAGAGAAAGTAGATGATGCAGAACCACAAGGTATTCCATTTGGATCAAGTGATTCATCTGATAATAGTCCATCAGATTCACAAGAGGGAACAGATGAGAAAGATGGAGAATCAGAAGGTGGAAATGTAAAGACAGAAGAGACTCAGACCAAAGGAGATACACCTCAAGAGCCAGCACAACTTCAAACTGGTGGATCCGCAAGTTCACTTGATGGTCAATCAAGTCTTGACGTAAAGACAGACAGATCACTTCAAGAGTCACTTAAAGATCTTATAGATGTTGATGATTACTATAGAGATACTAATTACATTGAGATTCCAAATATTGATCTTAAGAAAGTAATTGTTGAGAATAGTCTTCTTCATTCAAGAATTGATAAAGAGTGGAGAGAATCACATCCTGATGAGTCTGTATTCAGATTTCCAGATAAGCAGTTCTTTGAGTTCAAAAAGTCTGCACAGAAAGAAGTCAACTATCTTGTCAAAGAGTTTGAGTGTAAGAAATCTGCTGATGCTTATGCTCGTGCATCAACTGCAAGAACTGGTATCCTAAACACAGGAGTTCTTCATACATACAAGTTCAATGAAGATCTATTCAAGAAGGTTACAGTATTACCTGATGGTAAGAATCACGGTCTTGTATTCATTCTTGATTGGTCTGGTTCGATGTCTCGTATTATGCTAGACACTTTGAAGCAGTTATATAATCTAATGTGGTTCTGCAAGAAAGTTCAGATTCCATTTGAGGTTTATGCATTCACTAGCTGCTATCCAAAGTCGGGTGGAGTGGAACTTTTATGTGAAGCAAAAGTCAATCAGTTTGATGTAGATGGCAAGTTTTCATTATTGAATATGTTTACCAGTAAAACAAAAGGTAAGGTATTAGAAAAGCAAATGAAGACTATGTTCAGAATTGCAAATACATTTGGATATAGCAGATATGATCGTCAAGATACATATAATGTTCCTGTAGGTCTAAATCTATCTGGAACACCATTACACGAGACTATGATTGCTTTACATCAGATTCTTCCATCTTTCCAGAAAGATAATGATGTACAAAAGGTTCAGTGTGTAATTCTAACTGATGGTGAAGGTCATCCACTTACATATCATAGTGAGCACGTTAGTCATTATGACCCAACTAAAACATATCTTGGTTCTAGCAATAGTGCAAGAAAGAATTGTTTCTTAAGATGTCGTAAAACTGGAAGGACATATTCCTTTGGTGAAGGTTGGTATGGTAGTGCTTCTTATACAGATGCATTCTTGAAGAATCTTCGTGACAAGTTTCCAAATATGAACTTCATCGGTATTCGTCTTTTGACCTCTGGAGATTCTTACAGTTTCCTAAGTAATCATCTTGATGGAGAAGATCTTATCAAAGCAAGAGTGGTATGGAGAGACACAAAGACCGCATCAATCAAGACTTCTGGATATCATACTTACTTTGGATTGTCATCTAATGCTTTGAGTAATGATACAGATTTTGAAGTCAAAGAAGATGCATCAAAGGCAGATATCAAGAGAGCATTTGCTAAGACTCTTAAAGGTAAGAAGATGAACAAAAAGATATTGAGTGAATTCATCGAATTGGTTGCATGATAAATACTTGCAACAATTAATTTAAACCCATGAGTAGATTTGGCGATTTAATGGGTGGCAATATTACTCCACCCACACCACCTGTTCCAGTAGAACCAGAACCCGATGTAGTAGAGGGTGATTCTGATGAAGGCCAAGTTGATTTAGAATCTCTATCTAAGATAGAGTTAGAGGAGTTTGGTAGAGAATTGGGTATTGAATTAGACCGTAGACATAATAAGAAAAAATTAGTTAAAGAATTAGAAGACGAACTAAAGAAACAAAAATGATGAAATCTTACCACATCTACTTAGAGGATAAATGTCTATTTAAGAATTTGAATCAAGAAGAGTTTGATGTTGTATGGAATAAAATATATAAGTCCTATTGGACAGAGGACTTAACTTACTCTTGTTGTGAAGCAGACAAGGTAGAACAGATGGAATCCAGTTATTAAACTGGCACATTTGTTATAGATATAATGTCTGGGTGCATTATAATAGGTGTAACGAAACAAATTACATCATGACTAAAAAAACATTTGCACCATTTGAACTTAAAATGACAGAACAGCAAGCATTTGACGGATTAAAAAGCACATACGGTAATGAACTTACTGCTGCAGATGTTCGTGCATTTGCTAAAATGAATAACATTGGATACGCAACTGTAACTAAAAAAATCAAAAAGTTCAGAGTTAGTCCAGGCAAGTGGAATCTCACAGTAACTAAAAAGTCTGTAGAGAATATTGAGAAATCTTTTCAATCTCCATCTGCAATGCCAGCTGCTGAGAAGAACTTAGTTCCTCAGAAAGATGCCACCTTTGTGAAGTTTGGTTCTTTCCAAGATGTTAAAAAAATTATTGCATCTAAATTATTCTATCCTACTTTCGTAACTGGTTTATCTGGTAACGGTAAGACATTTGGTATTGAGCAAGCGTGTGCTCAGTTGGGTAGAGAAATTATCCGTGTAAACATTACTATTGAAACAGATGAAGATGATCTTATTGGCGGTTTCCGTCTTGTTAATGGTGAAACCGTATGGCACAATGGGCCAGTCATTGAAGCACTCGAACGAGGAGCAATCTTGTTACTTGACGAAATCGACCTTGCCTCTAACAAAATCCTCTGCCTTCAGAGCGTCCTTGAGGGAAATGGTATTTTCCTTAAAAAGATTGGCAGACTCGTTAAACCCGCCAGAGGATTCAACGTATTCGCCACCGCAAATACTAAGGGTAAAGGTTCAGACGACGGACGCTTTATTGGAACTAACGTGCTCAACGAAGCCTTCCTCGAGCGATTCCCAGTTACCTTCGAGCAATCCTACCCCTCAGTAAAAACAGAGGAGAAGATCTTAAATCTTCTATGTGATGATAAAGAGTTCTGTAAGAGACTTGTAGATTGGGGAGATATCATCCGTAAAACATTCTATGATGGTGGTGTGGAAGAAATCATCAGCACACGCCGTCTAGTCCATATTGTAAATGCTTACAAAATATGGAAAAACAAAGAGAAAGCGATACAAGTATGTGTCAATCGTTTTGATGATGAAACTAAACAGGCATTCCTTGATCTATATGATAAGGTTGATGCTGATGTAAACTTTGAGGGAGATACACCTGATGAACCTATGGAAGAACTACAAGTCCCTTCTGTATAAAACATTTCCAGACTTAAAGTTTGAGTCCGAGTGGGCACAATGGGAAGGTAAAGGTACTAACTTAACTGCTAGAACCTATACCAACCCATACTTTATTAAGTCTAGAGAGGTAGATATATGGAGTGATAAATCATGTATCTACAATACAATAATCTATCCTAAGACAGGCAGTAATCTACCTTGTTTCGGTATGGATTTGATGGGATTTTTTGAAAAGAAAGTTATCATTGTATTTGACTTTCAACATCCAAAAGAAAAGTTTTTATTCTCTGTGCCTGGATTACCCAAGGCAGATCAAGAGTATAGATTTTTTGAAATGGGTAATCACTTCTCTGAAAATATCTTTGTTAGATATTGTACCTTTGCCGATGTGGATGAACATTTAGATATGTTTGAACAATACTTGACAAAGTATAAGGATATGGTAGAATTAGAGAAACCGTCTGGAACTGATACCAGCGAATACAAAGACTTTGATGCTTACATGACCAAACTAGACCCAGTAGGAGGATATCTTGCAGGGAAGTTTGGTAAAGAACAAGCAGATAGTTTAGTTCACGATTTCTTATTTACTTATGGTTAACGCATGGAGTCTCGCTGGTTCAATTATGAATGGAACATTTGAAGAAGACTATCCTCTTATGGAAAAAGAAAAGTACATCTATGAGTCACCTGATGGTGGCAAAACTGTTACTAGAAGAAAACCTTTTAGTGATAAGAGAGAAGTAATTCAAGGAGACTACTTCGAGGAAATAACTTGGAGTGATGTTGAAGATAAAAGGGATAAAGACCTTGATTGGATTGCAAAGAGTGGTGGATTTGAGTGGACGCCAGGTTCACCATGGCCACCAGAGGTTCCTGATGAGGAAGCATGTAATGGTGAAGATTATACCGAAGCCTTTGATTATATGATGGGTCAGGAGCCATTAGGTTATGGTAACACTGCTAGTAAAACAGAAAATATAGAACACTCAAAGTATTGGTACGATTACACTCGTAATGATCCTGATGCAGAGAATCCTTTTACTGATCCAAAGGATAAGGAAAGAGCAGAGAAAGTTGTTGCAGACATAGATGACATGTATGCACATCACTTTATAGATGATACAATGATGGGAACTATAAGTATAGGTGGCACTGAATCATTTGATCTCATGCCTTATCCTTATACTATGCCTGACACATTATCACCACAGATGAGACAGGAGATCAAAGATATAATAAATGAAGTATTAGATGAGAGGTTAAAGCACAA